CACCTCCATAAAATAGGCCGTCTAAAACCTAGACGGCCTTTCTTACATTGACAACTCAACAATAAGAACCCCTCGTTCGTTAAAGAACTGGATTTTATCATTCGTCATCTTCAGCCCAACATTACCGGACGCAGCGGATATTGACACCCTGCCGTTATTATCGACAGCGAACCGACCATTACCAAGATTCAAACTGCCGCCGTTAATGTTGCCCATATTGGCAGAAATAGCAGACAAGTTATTCACATTCAGCTTATCAGCCGTGATACTTCCTGCCGCCATCTCTCGCGCGGTAACGCTTCCAGCTTTCAGGCGGTTTGCGTTCAGCGTGTTTGCCGTGATTTTATCGCCGTGAATATCCCCAGCGTTCAACCTATCGACAATCGCCTTGCCGTTTACCACCAGTTCGCCGTTCACGCCGACACGGTTTTGCTGTGTATCGACCGTAAATGGAAAAACGTCAGCTTTGCCCGGTGCGCCGATGCCGAAGCGGTCGGCGTTGACAATAAATTTGCTTTCAGGCGTTCCGTTTTTCGGCGTAGTTGCCAAGCCGTAGCCCGCTACCTTGCCGTTAACGTCAACCTTGACAGTGTATTGCGCCTCCAAGCCGTTGATGCTTTTCGCGTGGGCTTGTACCGTCGCTTTATTGCTGTCAGCGGTTGATTGGGCTGTCGTGATACGCTCGCCAAGCGATTTGATGTCGCCTGTCGCTTTGGTTAAGGTCGTCTGAACTACCTGAACCGTTGCTTTAGTCTCATTTGCCGACTGTTGCGCGGTATCAAGGCGCGAAGAGAGAGTCTGAATATCACGCTTTCTGTCCTCGTTCGCATTTTTAATGCGTTCGTTGACGCTGCCTGTTCCGTTGCCGTCAATCAGATTGATTTTGTCGCGCAATGACTTGTTCAGATTGCTTTCTGCTAAATCCGTGACCGACACATCGGCAACGGTAAAAGCAATACTGTTGCTGACGTGCATACCGTCTTTGCCAAAGCTGTCATAACCGGCGGCGCGTAAATAATAGGTTTTACCCTGTTGTAAATCCTTTCCGTTGCATTTCGTGACAGAAACAAATGTTTCCGCGCCATCGTAGGCTTTATTTGCGTCTGTTGTTGGCACGGCCTGATTTTCAGACACCCAAATAACAATGCCTGCGAAATCCTCTTCAGACGGCATGGCGCATTTGAAAAACGCCTGACGTAAACCGCTGTCAATCTCAATGCCTTGCAATGCTTGCAGTTGAGGATTTTGAGCGGCTACTTGCGCCCAGTTGCCAGTTTTCCCGGTAACCGCGCGTCCACGAACTTTAAAGACAACATCACGCACTTGGCCGCCGTCAGCTTTCATGTCAGCTTGCGTGTAGGTAAATCCGTTGTCAACAATACCGCTCAAGCTTCGCAGTAGTTTTTGCGTATTGCCTGCATAGACTTCTACGTCGTAGGTATCAGCACCACCCAGCTTATCCCAAGCAATAACGGCTTCTTTACCGTATGCCCAAGATGACGTTAGGCGTAAATTATGAATTTGCCCAAGCGGTGCGCCCTTGATGGTGTAGGAATAAGCCGGCACTTCTGCAAGCTCCTGCACACCACTGCCAAAGACGTTGAAAGACACCAGCTTAACCCAAACCGTGCGCCCTACCCAGTTAGCAGGGACGGCGTATTTGAACATCGCTTCATCAATACGCACAAACTGGCCGCCTGCATTGTGTCGGTCGATGGTTGAGCCATACGCACCGCGTGTCAGATTGCCAAGCGTGTAACGTCCCACGCCTTTCAGTTCAGCAGTCTCGTAGGCCAAAAACTCGCCGTCAACGTAACACAAGGTCAACAAATCGCGGCTGTCTTGCTCCGTTCCGCCTGTCATTTGCCCGGCGGAAATTTCAACATTCAAAGTGTTGGCACGGTCGAAAACTGCGCCGCTTGCCAAAGGCGCGGACAGTGATCCGAAACGTGCTTTCTTGTTGGTTGCGCCGATTCGTGTGTAGCTGTCGCCATCGGTCGAAATCCACACTTCAGCGCCACCCCACATATCGCCGCCAGCGGTTGCGAGCCAAATTTGAGGCTCGCCGCCAGTTAATTGTAAAGGCGCTTCAAAAATAACAGGCGCATGGGCGTTGCCGGGCGATTTGTTGTAATCAGCGGAATAGCCTAATGACGGCTGTGTAGGGTAAGCCGTAGCCGTAGCTGCGCCCATTGGGAAATCTTCGGCCTTGACGGTCAAAACGCCCTCTTCGTCCTCTTCAATTTCGATGATTCGGACGGGCGTTTTATCCAGCCCCAAACCCTCGTCTGTCAGCGTTACCAAGTCCATTGGCTCAAGCAGGCAGTATTTCCAACCAAGCTTAAACTCATACTCGTTGCGGACGTACAAGGCACGCTGTAACAGCAATTGTGCTACATGGTTTGCGACTTTAGCGTCACAGATTCCGTGCATTTTTACCGCATCTTTAGGGCGCAGTCCGTATTGCTCAATATTCGCCTGGTCTTTCACTTCGGCCACGGCGATATTGTAGTCATTCGCGCGGTCGAGATACTCAACCTGTATTTGGTTGTAAGCGTCAGCGTTGGTTTTGCGCTCAACCTTTAAAGGGTCTTCAGCGCCTGAGACGATAAAATCGTCGTCGGTCAAGTCGTAAACAGGTGTCAGGTTTGGCACATAGGCCGCGCCGTTTCCTGATAGCTTCACGTCGCCATAAGGGACAATTTTCAGACGGCCTTGTGAAAACACCGCCGCGCTATTTGTCTGTTCCAACAGTTCAGAAATGTTCTGCTGCGCCTCCGTCTGCTCACTGTAAACAGGGCTTAAAAAGATACCGGCCGCGCGGCAATAAACGCCGTAAACACTTGTATCGCCCAAGTTTTCAGCAGGGAATCCGCAACCGTAGTTCTGATTCGTCAGCATATCGCGGATAATTTCGCTCGGATTTGCATCAGGGATTGAGGACGAATACCCCATCTTCCCGATAACCTCGAAATTATGCTGATAAATCTGCGCTGATTTTGTCAGCTCGTAATTTGGGCTGTAAATATAAGCCGTGCCGGAATAGTTGATTGCCTGCGCTTGGTGTTTCGGCTGTTGCAAATGCGTCCAAGTCGGCTGTTCATCGCCGCCTTTTGCAAGATTCAGGCGTAATTGTGAAAGCGATTCAAACTTTTCTTTGTCTCGCCAAATGCGCCCGATTCCCTTAATCTCGCCCTCGCATAAGGCCATCATGACGGCGGCTTCGTATGTGTAGGAAATATCCTCTTGTTTTACGCCACCGCCGCCCTTGCCACCTTGCCGGGTCGTTGTCTTGGTCTCAATAGTGGTAAAGTCGCCGTACCAAATCAAATTACCAGCAACACGCGCCCGACCGTAAACAACAGGCAGGGTCAAGCCTTGAGATGATTGCTGAACTTGTAGGGATAAAATCCGTTGTTCAGAATTTGAAATAGTGGAAGTCTTACCGCCCATGAGTAACCTCTATAAAATCAATCTACTAAATGCGCCTCATACCACAAGCCATGCAAAGAGCCTGCGTAGTTGGTTGCAATATCAAAGCCTGTTTCTGTTGCATTGCCCTGATATGAAATTCTCACTTGTGCAGTCACTAAATCCAAAGTGACTTTGACAAACGGTTTTTTGCTGAACGGTTTTTTGAACTTGACCGTCATAAATTCATTGTTTTCGGGATTTGTGAGGAAGTCCGCCCGCGCGACATACGCCGCCTGATACTCTTTGCGGGTATCAGCTATTTCGCTGACCTGTTCCTCGACCGCTGCAATCTGTTTGCGCAAATCGGTATCGTCATACGCCACGCCGCCTTTTGGCAGGTTGGAAAGTTGTTTTTTGACGGCTTCCAATTCTTTTTTAATTTCGGTGTCGTCATAACTACCACCACTGGCGCCACCGCTGCCACCGCCCAATCCGTAAGCTGTTAATTGGATATTCATTCGCTTGCTCCAAAAGTAAAAAATTTCATCGGACGGCCTGAAAGTTCGGCCTGATCCAATTCGTCCAAAACCACACCGCGCCCGATATAGCTGTGAATAATCTTGTTATCGCCAACATAAACCGCGCCATGCGAAAACGTGCGCCCAAACTTCCAGACGGCTACGTCGCCCGGTTGCGGTGTGTCGGTCTCATGACAGACTTTTAAAACCCAGCCAAGATAACGCTCCTCGTCCCGGTGTAAGTGCCAGTCTTGAGGATATGGCCGTGGGTCAAAATCGGCAGGCAGTAAGCCAGCCTCCCGATAGATTGCGACAAGAATCATCGCGCAATCTACACCAGCACCCTTTACCATCGCTTGATGATGGTACGGCGTACCAAGCCACGAATAAGCCTCTTCAACAATTCGCTTTCTCAAATCCATTTCAGACGGCATCATTTAAACCACCGTATCAGCAGATGGGATATAGGGGAAACCGCGGAAATGCACGATATTTTGGAACTTGTCTTTACAGGTGCTTTGTCGTTTATCGCAGCCCGGATAGATTTTGAACACATCTCCGGCGCGTGGGGGGTGTGGCAGGCGCAAAGCAAAAGACAATGTGCCGTCTTTATGTTCTTTGACGGTGCGCGTCAATCCTGCATTAAGGCCGCTTGTGAACTTGATAACGCCCTGATTAAACCAGCCGTTCGCCTGTGTCAGATTGCAGGTTAGTTCCGTTCCAGTCGTGCTGTTTGCGGTTACACGGCCATTCACTGTGAACTTTTCGCGGTTGACTTTACAGCCGCCGTCATAAAGCGTTCTCATGCAACCGGCCTGATAGATATTGCGCGGACTTGATACGTTCAGCAGTTCAATATCCGATTTAACGTCAACCTTGACGGACGAACGACTACCCGACACATCCGAAACACGCCCGGAAAAGATGATAACCGTGCCAACAGGTTCAGGATTGGGCGTAAGGAAATCACGGAAAAAGACACGCTCAATAACCACCCTTGCGCCGTCCAAAGCACCGCCAAGCGCGGCCTCTGCCCATTGCAAGCCCTCAAGCCGATAACTTGGCTCGGCGGCGATTTGCAATGTATTGGAATCAACATCAAGCCCTACCGCCGTTCTTGTCGCGCCACGCTTGATAATCAGCTTGTAAGCCTCGTACTGATTCCCCTGCCATGTAACAGGCTTATCAAAATTCGTATGACGCAATACCTGCCCATTTGCCAAAGTGATTGTGAACAAATCGGCCATCAAAAACCTGTCTTCGTTATGAAGCAGATTCATTAATTCAGCGCTTGCACTTTTCATAATTTCAAACTCGTAAACTCGATTTTCTTCGCGCTCCACAAATGGCCGATGAAGTTTTCAAAATCCACCGTATCAGACGTGAAACGCACACGAAAATAAAAACCGCCTGTCCATGTGATAGGGCTGCCAGGCGTTTGCGGCGTGTTCAAAACCAATACGCCGTTATTGTCTATCGAGAAATCACGGCCATGCGTTAAAGCAACGCCGCCAACTTTAACCACCGGCACACCTTTGACCGCTAAAACAGGCTCGGTAAAGCCGCCGTAATTGCGTACAAGCTGGTATCTCGTTACACCCTGAACGACATTCCCGATAAGCTGGTCTGTGACCTTGTTATCCGTCGGGTCTTCGTATAAAAAGCTGTCAAAACTGCCACGGCGTTCATTGAAAAATCCTGCCAGCTTCTCAAGCTCATTGATTGAGGCTTTTGTTCTCAATACTTCAAACGACAGCGAGAATTTCCATTGCGGATAAGTGTAATAAGCACTGCGAATCTCACGCCCTGAAGCTGACTTTTGAATATTGGTACTCCAAACAGCCGTTCTTTTGCGCCCCCACTTCAAGCCGGGGAACGTTGGGAAAACTGCGTTACTCATATCAAATAATCCCCTTCGCTTTCAGTAATGCGTTAAATTCGTCCTCTGACAGCTCGCCACCGCCAAGCATACCAATGGCCTCTGTCTCGTCTGTTTCGCTCTGTACGGGGCTGGAAGACGGCTTAATGCCCATATATGAGGCTACCAAGATATGCACAGGCGGATGTTCGCGCCAATAGTCATTTAAATGCCCGATTCGCGGCAAATCCAAGTTGTCGGCGACATAGTCCCACGTCCACCCTGTTGAGGCGCAGACGTGGGCAATCATCGCACCGAAACTTAAACCGCCGCCTGAGCTTCCCCCGCTTGCGCGGCTTCCTGTTCCTTGCGTTTCAAGCCGGAAACATCCATCACAGCGGCAAATACTTCGTTCATGTTGCCAATATCAATCAAATCAGCCACTTCTGCACGCGTCATATCAGGGTAATTGCGGCGCATGGCGGCATAGGCGCAATCGATAACGGTAGAAATCTGTTTTGCATCTTGCACATTGCCGTCAAATGCACCAATGTCGCTTTGCAACTGCTCCAACGCGCCCAACGCAATCGGCGGGATAACGTAATTCGTACCGTTCAGTTCAACGGTCACGCCTTTAATTCGTACGGTCATTTTGCTTTCCTTTTTGGGGGTAAATGAAAAAAGGCCGTCATTTCAGACGGCCTGCATTATTACTCTTGAATCCACAGCGTACCGACTTTAAAGCCCGCTTCATCGGTTTGCGCCGTGAAGTCGATTTCAGGGACAGAAAAGTCGTCGTTTTTCGTTGAGAACAAGCCCAGTTTGCCGCTGGTTACGCTCTCCAGTTCCAGCAGGGCTTTTTTGCCTTTGAACTGTGTCAGGTATTTCAGCTTAAAGGTCGGCGTGTTACCCATCGCCATGTTGGACAGCTCCATTTTCTTGGCTGACGGCATGGTTTGAGTGTAGGTAAAGCTTGGATAAACAGTCTTGCCCTTTTCCGATTCGTGGAAAGTGTACAAGCCTGACACAGATACCATGTATTGCCCCGCCGCAGGGGCAGAGACGACCTTAATGTATACCGTGCCGTCCGCACCCATCACGCCCGCATCTTCAAAGAACGTACCGCCATTGGGTGCGGTTGCCTGAACGGTATAAGCACCGCTTGCAGGGATAACCTTACCCTTAGTGTCCGCCAAAAGAGCTTTCATCGTGCCGGTCGCATATTCCGCGCCGAAGAACAGGGTATTCAGGGTCAGGCCGTTGATTAACGCGCCCTTGAATTTGCCCGAAACTTTGACCTTGCCTTGAGCAACAGCCAGCGCAAAGCGGTTTTGGCCGTAAAACTCTTTTAATTCCGCCGATAAATCGACAGACATTTCTTGCAAACCCATGATGCGCACGGGCGTTGCGTTTTGCACACGGTTGCCATAGGCATCCGTAATCATCTCGGCGAAAACCTCGCCACTACCAAACGTCAACTGCATGACATTTCCTTTCTAATCGCCGACTAAGCGGCGCAAATCATAATTGGGATAATACAGACGGCCTGATTGCCAAGCGTTCCCTCGTCTGTTTCTACTGTACCTTCAACGCGGCAATACTCAACATCCGCGCCATCGACCACTAAAACCGTCTTACCCGTGATTGGGTGTACAGCGTTCACGGCATTACACACTGCGTCAATCAGCGGATTCATGATAGGCGCTGGCGGCTCGCCTGCCGTCTGAACATACAAATACACATCAACGCGCAACAGCCATTTCGTCTCCTGCCCTGTTGTCGTTACCGCCTGCATATCGCCTTGAGCCATAAATAACGCCGGTTGGTCGTAGCCCTTTACGTCATTCCAGTGCAACAGTTTTCTGCTCTTGGTTGTAAAACCGTCTAACGCCTCAAGCTTTGCCCACAGCGCGGAATAAATCGCTTCACGATTCATCGTAATGCCCCTTCAATGGATTTTTGCAAATCCGCCTCAATCTCCGGCTTCATATCGCGTAAAGCCGACCGCAAAAACGACCGTTCAGGCAACTTCACATTGCGAGAATGGGCGCGGATTTGAACATAACGCGGCGATTTCAACGGCCTGCCGAAAGCTTGACGTATCTGCCTCATTGATGCTTTAACGTTGACTGTTCCGGCAAAGCCATATTCATGCGCCACGCCATAACGGACATTCGTGTTGACCTCGCCAACCACCAAACCGCCTGAACTGGTTACTTGATGATGTATTGAGCGGCGAAGATTGCCAGTCCGTACATTCAACACCTGCCCAGACAGGCGGTTTTGCATGACTTCACGTTGCAACTTCAAAACCGACCGACCGATAGACTTTTCGACCGCCGACTGTACGCCGTCAGAATAAGCTTTCAAGACGGCCACGATTGCGTCGCCTCCGATAAACTCAACGTTCAGCATTTCAGACGGCCTTTCGCTTGTATTCCATCAGAATGGCGTAAGCGGACGGAGGGATACCGCCCGACTGGCTAAAGCTTGAAAAGGATATAGTCTCCCCTGCAAGGCTTTTACTCTGCACGCCCTTGTTCTCGATTTCGTTCAAGCGTTGCGTTGCGATAATCAAGACAGCCTCCTGAATATCGGCAGGCATGGTTTCATAGCCAGCACGGTACGACACCTCAACGTTTCGGATCCCACGCGCAAAACAGGCATGGCGAATCAACAGCCAGTTATCAAAGTCCCAGTCATCTACCGCGCGGCCGTTGATTTTTACGGACGACACGGAAATGACAGGCCATTGTTCCAGCACAAGGCGATTCTTGCCGTTGCCGTTGTATCGCTCGACATAATCCGCTGCTTCGAGTTTGCGCCCGATAAAAGCTTCAACCGCCGCCGATACGCCATCAAGCAAGGTCTGAAAATATCCGTCCTGCTTGTCATGGGTAACGCCCAACCGTTGCTTGAGCAAATCAAGTGGGACAAGGGCGGTCATCGTTATTCAGCCTGTTCAGTTTCGGCGGTTTGCTCGGCTTCAGCCTGTTCGGCTGGCTGTTCGGCTTTGGCTTTACGG